AAACTCAAGGAGAAGAACACATGACCAAAGAAGAAGCACTACAGATGTGCCTTGAGTACATTGAAACAAATGCACATGAGCGTAGGTGTGTTCGATGGGCGATTAAAGATGCTTTGGCAGAGCCAGTGCAGTCGGTGCAGGAGCCTGAGTGGTATCACGGCGTAGACCAACATGGATGTAATCGCTTTTATCACAAGACAGAAGTGCGGCCAACAGAATTTAGTACGCCCCTGTACACCACCCCGCCCCTGCCAGTGCAGGAGCGCAACTTCTGCCCGAGGTGCGGCAAGCGCACTGCTGACCTGACCACGATTCACACATGCACGCCACCACAGAGCCAATGGGTAAATCTGACGGTGGACGAACTCATTGATCTTGAGCATAAACATTTGCGTCACGAAGATTTAGTCCAAGCCATCAAAGCCAAGCTCAAGGAAAATAACACATGAACTGCCCGACTTGTAACGCGTGGACACAGATCAATGACACACGCAACAGGGGTGACCACATGGTGCGCCGCCGCGAGTGCGCGAATGGGCACAAGTTCAACACCGAAGAACGCGCAGTGGTAAAGAAGCCCAAGGAGAGCAAAGATGAAGCTGAACATTTGGCACATCGTGCCACTTAACGATTTACGAGACCACGAAGAAAGTGTAGACTGCTGGTGCCAGCCCGAATTACTTGATGACGATTATGCAGATTGCGTGTACCTGCATCCAGCAATGGATGGTCGTGAGGCGTTCGAGTCAGGTGAGAGAAAAATGTCCTAACTACTAATTGGAGAGATGATGCAACAACTAGAGCTATTTCCAGAAGCGCACGCAGCGCAACCAAGCCTTCGCCAAGTCGGTGGAGATCACTACAAGAAGCTCGCGGTTCAGCCGTGGGATGTCGTTGACACTTGGCCCATCGAGCAACAGATCGGGTACTACCGAGGCGGCGCTCTTAAATACATCATGAGACTTGGAAGCAAAGATGACAGCACTCAAGAAGCTAACAAAGGCTTGCACTACCTTGAAAAACTCGTTGAGTGCCTTCGTCGGCAAAAGGAAGAAAGCCATGGGTAAAACATCAATAATCGACACCAGTGCAGCCGATCACATGATTGGCACAAGTGTGTTCGGACAGGCACTCAGCGGCGGCACCATCACAGGTTCGCAGAATGCAGCTATGCAGAGCGCAGCGTATAACGCCATGCTGCAAAACGTACATACTACGTCAAATCCAAACATGCTTACTGGAGCTACTAGCTGGAAAGACCGTGAGCGCAGCGCGCCCAGTGTCGGTATCAATATCGAACGCGCATCGAACGGATACATCATTCGCTCAAACGGATCGAGCATATTAGCGATGACGCTGGAAGATGTGCAGCAGCATGTCACGGCCATAGTCGTTAGCAATCTAGTCATGGAGTGAGGTGAGTAATGGACATTCTCACAGTAGACTTCGAGACTTACTACGACAAGGACTACTCCCTGTCCAAGATGCAGACTGATGCGTACATCAACGACGCGCAGTTTGAAATCATTGGCGTTGCAGTCGTCAAGAACGATGAACCTGCTGTGTGGTTTAGCGGTTCGGACACTGAGACCATCGGCTGGCTACATAGCAACTACGACTGGGAAAACTGCGCTGTGCGCTGCCAGAACACTTTGTTCGACGGGTACATCCTGACGCAGCACTGCGGCATCAAGCCCAAGCTGTGGATGGATACCCTCGGCCAAGGGCGGATGCTGCTGCCGTACCTGACATCGCACTCACTGGCTAACCTCGTCAAGCAGTACAACCTGCCGGACAAGGGCACTGCCGTAGTCAAGGCTCTGGGCAAACGCCGTGCGGACTTTAATCCCACGGAATTAGCGGAGTACGCCGAGTACTGCAAGCATGACGCATGGCTGTGCAAAGAGTTGGGTGCGAAGTTCGATCCGTTCACACCGCCGCTGGCTATGAAGCTGATCGACATGACTGTGCGTATGTTCACAGAGCCCATGCTGATCGGCGACCAAGCCAAGATGAAGCAGCTGTATGACGACGAGGTAAAGCGCAAAGCAGACCTGCTGCTCAGGGCCGAGACCAACCGCGAGATCATCATGTCCAACGACAAGTTCGCCGAAGCGTTGCTGGCACTGGGTGTTACCCCGCCGATGAAGCAGAGTAAGGCCAACCCTGAGAAGGAGACCTACGCGTTTGCCAAAAGCGACAAGGACTTCACCGACCTGCAAGAGCATGACGACCCTGATGTGCAAGCACTGGTAGCAGCACGCCTTGGCGTCAAGACCACCATCGCAGAGACACGGGCACTGAAGTTTCTTGAGACAGCCAAGCGCGGCCCCCTGCCGGTGTACCTCAACTTCTGGGGCGCTAAGACCACTGGGCGCTACTCAGGCGGCAACAGCATCAACTGGCAGAACGTCCCTGCTCGTGGCCCGTCCGCTGGCCTACGTCAAGCCTTGCTGGCTCCCGCTGGGCACACTGTGCTGGTGGGTGACTCGTCGAACATCGAGTTGCGTACTGTGATGGCGCTATCTGGGCAGGATGACGTGTTGGACAAACTCGGAGCGGGTGTCGACTTGTACTGCGACTTTGCCTCCAAGTTGTTCGGACGCACGATAACCAAGGCCGACAAGCCAGAGCGATTCTTGGGCAAGACAGCCATGCTGGGCTTGCAGTACGGTGCCGGTGCGAAGCGGTTTCAGGAGATGGTGCGGTTAGCCAAGCGCGTAGACCCCAGCGTTGAGCTTATCGACGAGAACAGGGCGCACTCCATCGTTGACTTGTACAGGTCTGTCCACTGGAAGGTCGTGCAGCTCTGGAAGCGATGCAACGATGTGATCCTGCCCGACATCGCCAACGGCTGCACCATGCTGAACGTAGATGTTAATGGCTGGTTCATCACGCAGTGGGACGGCTTTGGTCGCCCCGGAGAACCCGGCGTCATGTACAACGACCTGAAATACGACGGCAAAGACTGGACGTACCAGATGGGCAGGCAGCGGATAAACATCCACGGAGCGAAAGTTGTAGAAAATTTATCACAACATGCTGCAATGCAGATCGTTATGTGGCAAACTGCACGTATCAATCAGCGCTACCCAGTAAAGCTCTCTGTCCATGACGAGGCGGTCTGCGTGGTGCGGGATGATGAACTTATTGAGGCTCGTGCGTATATGGAAGAGTGCCTTGCGATGACACCCAAGTGGTGCCGCAGCATCCCCGTGTCTTGCGAGACTGGAACTGGAGGAAGCTATGGCGATGCGAAGTGAGGTGATCCGTACCCCTGAGTGGCTGCGCGTAGAAATAGGGCACGATCCGAACACGCTTGAGTACGTGATGAACATCGGCGTGAAGTGTTATGACGGATGGGCTCACCTCGTGAGCCTAGATGTAGCAGACGCGTACTATGAAGGCAACAAATCCTTCAGTAAGCTGAGTGTGTGCCGGGAGCATCACGAGTTCGTAACAAAAAAACTTGCAATTCTTGCCTTGGAAGAAAAATGAGTAACCCGATGCCTTTGTCGTTCAGCCGACTGTCCACGTTCGAGCAGTGCCCCGCGCAGTTCGACTACCTGTATGTCACCAAGCGTGTGCAGAGCACGATGAACGAGGCATCAGAATACGGAGACAGAGTACACAAGCTGCTGGAAGCCAAAGGCAATGGATCACTTGATGAGGCAACACTGTCGCTAGAAGGCAAGCAGTCACTGGAACGCTGGGGGCCGCTGGTCGAGAAGATCACATCCCGTAGCGGCGAGAAGTTGTTCGAGCATCAGATGTCGGTCAACCGCCAGTTGCAGCCTGTGGACTGGTTCGCCAAAGACGTATGGATTCGCTCCATTGCTGACGTGCTGGTCGTTGATGGTGACACAGCATATTGCCTCGACTACAAGACTGGCAAGGTCAAGGAGAACCCAACGCAGTTGCAGCTGTTTGCAGCGATGGTGTTCTGGCACTACCCAGAGGTGACAAGGGTGAAGACCTCATTCATCTGGCTCAAGTTCAACGAGGTAACAAACGCTACGTACGAGCGCAGGTTCCTTGACTCACTGTGGCGGGCACTGGAGCCTCGGTTCGACAAGGTGCAAGAGGTCATTGAACTCGGTGTATTTAAAGCGAAGCCATCGGGCCTGTGCCCATGGTGCCCAGCGAAGGGGTTCTGCCCTGACGCAAGATTGAAAAGGTAAGAGATGAAAAACGAAGCTGATGTTAAGAATATAGTCAAACAAATACTTAATGGGCAAAAAGACTGCTGGTGGTTTATGCCACCAGCCAACGGCTATGGCCGTGCTGGTATCCCTGACTTTGTTGGCTGTGTGAACGGCTACCTGTTTGCTGTGGAAACCAAGTTCGGCAAAGGCACTACCACTGCCAATCAGGCACGAGAAATTGAGAACATTCAACAGTCTGGGGGTCGAGTGTGGATTGTCCGTGAAACTTCCGTGGACACGTGGGCCATCGAGTTCAGAGCATGGGCGGCGCTATGCTCGTAATTCCTGAGAGACGCAAGATCATCATCGACAGCAGCGAGAACGCGGCTGTAGCGCAGGCTATCCCACACGCTAAGCTACTTAGGCATGACGGCAAAGACATGCTGGCTATGCCCTACGGAGTTGACGAGTCGATGGTGCTCAAGAATCTTGGCTTCAATGTGCCAGCCCCCATCTTGCAGTACTACGACTGGCCCGGACGCTTCTCGGCCATGGAGCACCAGAAGGAAACTGCTGCGTTCTTGACCATGCACAAGCGTGCCCTGTGTCTCAACGCGCCGGGTACTGGCAAGTCGATCAGTTCGCTGTGGGCTGCGGACTTCCTACTGGATCAATGCGTTGCCCGTAAGGTGCTCATCGTTGCCCCGCTATCGACTGTGAAGGTTGTATGGGCAAACGAGTTGAGGCATCACTTGTCACACCGCTCGTTCGTCGTGTGTACAGGCTCAAAGCAAAAGCGCACTGAGTTGCTGGAGACCCCCGGAGTGCAGTACGTCATCATCAACCATGACGGATTCACTACCATGCAACACGAGTTGACTGGATTTGATGTGGTCATCTACGACGAGGCTACAGCGCTGAAGTCACCTAGTTCACAGCGGTACAAGATATTTTCCAAGTGGATGACGAAGCACAAGCCATGGCTGTGGATGATGACGGGTACACCGATTTCTCAGACCCCTGCTGATGCGTGGACGCTGTCGCGGCTTGTCGATGCACCCATGTGCCCGAAGAGCTACACATCGTTTAAAGACATGGTGATGCAGAAGGTGTCGAACTTCCGGTGGATTCCACGGCACGATGCGCTGGAGACATGCCGCAAGGTGTTGCAGCCGTCGATCCGGTTTTCGCTGGACGAGTGCAAAGACCTACCGCAGACGAACTTCGTTGGGCGTAAGACAGAGCTTACAAAGCAGCAGGAGAAAGCCTTCAAGGACATGAAGGACAAAGCCGTGACCATTTTCTCAGCGGGTGAAGTGACAGCGGCCAACACTGCTGTGATGCTGAGCAAGCTGTTGCAAATTAGCTGCGGTGTAGTCTATGGGGACGGCACTACGATTGCCATCGACGCATCAGAGCGATATAATACGCTTACGGAATTACTCACAGAGATTGGCGACAAGGCGATCATCTTCGTGCCGCTCAAGGGCGTGCAGGTTTGGCTGCGCGATAAGCTGACAGCAGATGGTTTTGATGTTGCGATGGTTAATGGAGACACAAGTAAGACGGCTCGCGATCAGATTTTCAACGACTTCCAGCGCACGGATAAGCCACAGATTTTGCTGGCACATCCCAAAGTTGCTGCGCACGGTTTGACACTGACACGATCTAAGGACATCATTTGGTTTGCTCCGATTTATTCACTTGAACAGTACGAGCAAGCTAATGCAAGGATTCGCCGGTTGACGACAACTGGCAAAACGACTGTGTGGCACATCTGGGCTACCGGCTTTGAGGCAGAGTTGTACCGCAGACTCCGCGCAAAGAAAAACACGCTTGCGGAATTTTTAACCTTGGTGCAAGGCATCAACAGTGACGAATAGGAAAAAGAGGTGACTGATGAACTATGACATTGCCGCAGAGAAATATCTGCAAGTACGCAAAGAGGTCGACGACCTTGAGCGTGCACACAAAACAGCCAAGGCTGTACTTACTGAAAAACTTGTGGCGCTGGAGAACTGGATGACAGCTAAAGCGCAAGAGGACGGGCTGGAGACAGTCAAGACTCCACATGGTACGGCCTACTGGTCTACCCACCACACCGCAACAGTTGGTTCTCGTGAAGAGTTCTTTAACTTTTGTAAAGAGCATGACGCGTGGGATATGGTCGAGTCCCGCGCATCAAAAACCGGAGTCAAGAGTTACATCGAGGCTAACGGGGCACCTCCACCGGGGGTAAATTTCTCATCGGCAAGAGTATTCAATCTGCGCAAAGCGCAATCCAAGGAGTAAACAAATGAGTAATATCGTAACCACCCACATATTTACCAAGTTCAGACTATCACCTACGTTGCATAGACTTACCTACGATTTCACCGTGAACGTGTGTCATCTGTACTACCCTAAAGACGCTTGTGCAGACATGCAGGAAGCTACAGGGTATGTAGAGACGCTGTTTCCAAATATCGTTCGTGTGTTCACTGTATCAGGTGATGTCATGGACACTGTGTATACAAAAGAAGACGGCGTATGGTACGCCAGTGAAAACCAAGCAGCTTAATCAGGAGTAAACAAATGAGTAATATGATCGCAAATGTCCCAGCGCACATTGCTGCGCGTATCGCAGCCCGCCAACAGGCAGGCACCAAGTCCAGCGTAGCCTCGGCTATCGTCAGCGACAACGGCCCAAGCATCCCCCGTATCAGCATCCGTGCTGGTCGGTACCGCTTGAACGAAGAGGGCGTGGAAACAACAGTCGGTGTCACGCTCGATACTATCATCGTAGGTGCAAACCCTCGCGTGTCCAAAGTGTTCTACGCCAAGGCGTTCGATGCTTCCGCAGACAATGTCCGTCCTGACTGCTGGTCGAACGATGGCCTCAAGCCTGATGCCAGCATCGATGCCCCTGTGCATAACGCATGCGCAGATTGTCCCAACAATGTGCTGGGCTCCAAGATTCTGCCCTCCGGTGCGAAGTCCAAAATGTGCGCTGACCAGCGTCACCTCGCTGTTGTGGCGGCTGCTGACCCAACAAAGGTTTATAGCCTTACCGTGCCAGTAAGTGGCATGAAGGCCCTGCGTGAGTACTTCAAAGACTTGGGCAACTACAACATCGGCCCAGAGGAAGTGGTCACCGAGTTGGGTTTTGACGACGCTGCCAGCTTCCCGAAAATCACCTTCAAGCAGAAGGGATACGTGCCAGAAAAAGCTATTGGTCGCATTGACAACTTGCTTACGAGTGACTCTGTTAAAGTAGCAACTCGTCTTATGGCACCGAAGGACGCAGGCCCAGCATTGGCGGCTCCGGCGGCTAAAACAGCGATTGCTGCACCAGCTGTGGATGAAGCCTATGAGGAAGAAGCACCTGCCCCAGTGGTAGCGGCGACACCCAAAACTAAGCCCACAGTTGTCCCAGTAAAAGCGTCGGATGAACTCGCTGCAAAGCTGGACAGCCTGTTCGACGAGTAATAGAATTATCTGAAGTACACCCCCCGGCCTATGCCGGGGTTTTTCATCTAGGGGCATGTCTTGGACACCAAAAACTTTCTTACTCGCGTATTTGCCCAGCTAGACGAACTCGTTGTCTGCACCCACAAGCCTGACCCATCAGGCAAGAATCCACGTGGTTTCTTTTGGAACAGAGGATCGTTCGCTAGCATTGACGACGCGCTACTTTCAATTTCACGCTGGGACACTGAGCCCAACACGACTGTCTACTTCGGCGTAGGTTCATTTGCAGGTCACGGCTATGTCGATGACGGCAAGCAGAAGTGGTATCGCACACAGGAACACGCTACGTGGTTTAAGGCACTTGCTCTTGATTTAGACATTGGTGTAGACAAGCCATACGCTACTCAGAAAGAGGGCTGGGGCGTAATGCAAGCCGCGCTGCTGAAGATCGGTATGCCATCACCCATGGTCGTATCGTCAGGCAACGGCATTCACCTGTACTGGCCGCTGACGCAGGCCATCAGCAAAGATCATTGGGTAAAGGCATCAACCGCGTTGCGCGTTGCGCTCGAAGAGCATGGAGTAGAAATTGATACGTCAAA